AGATACGGATGATGATGGAAATGCTGGTCAAGAAGCCGACAAACCAAGTATAGAAGTTAATACTTTAAAATATATTGATTATAAAGGTAATGAAGTTAATACATCTGACATTGTTCTTTGGTCTAAACAGTTAAATAGTCTTGTAAATTATATACAAAAGAATGATGGAAGAGGAACACCTAGACTTCGTGAATATGCAAAATGCTTTAGTTTTGCAGAGAAACTATTAAAGAAAGAACCAAACGAAATCGTTCAAAAAAATATTAACTTAGCAAAGGAGATACTTAATGCGTAAATTTAACAAAACACAAAAAGTATTAGCACACTTAAAAAAATATAAATCAATTACACCAAAGGATGCTTATGAATATTATGGTTCTATGAGATTGAGTTCTATAATCTTTAATCTAAAAGAAAATTATAATATTCTTACAGATTTTGAAGAGGCAACTGATAAGTATGATAATAAAGTCAGATATGCTAGATATAAATATAAAGGTAAAATAAAAGGAGCATAATATGGAAGATAAAAAATTAAACAGAGGAGCATTATATAATTCTACTGATAAGATATTTAAAGGTGGAAAAATTAATGTTAACGGAAATGACCAACAATTTCTTGTTTCAGAATACACAAATAAAGAAGGAAAAAAAAAGTTTCCTATTTATGTCAATGTCGGTTATTTTAATATTAATACAAAAAAAGAACAAGGTTCAAACCAACCAGATGTTTATGGTAATTTTGAATTCAATACTTTTAAATTTAAGATTGCTGGATGGAAACAAGTCAAGAAAAGAGATGATGGGTCTGAATTAAATTACTTATCTGTCTCTGTTGAGTTTGACAAAGAACAAGACAAAGGTCTTGATGAGATAGAAAAGAAACTTGATGATAAGGAATTAGATGACGATGTCCCCTTCTAAGATTGGCTTTATTAATAAGGATGGATATATTACAGATGAAAAGGGTGTTTGTGTTTTAGACCACAAAGGTAAAAAAGTATTTGTTCCGTCTGATTATAGAAAATACTATGACAAAGCGATATGTAAATAAACAACATCTTTCTTGGATACATAATCAAAGGTGCATAATAGGTGATGATAAATGCCAACCTCCCCTACAAGCACATCACCTGTTAAAACCCTTTGATGGGATAAAGGGAATGGGAAGAAAGTCTAATGACAAGAACCTCATTCCCTTATGCCTATTTCATCATACAGAATTGCATAGGATGGGAAGTGAATCTAAATTTTCGTTAAAATATTTTGGTGACTCTGAAAGTCTTAAAGTGTTAGCCCAACAATACTGGTTAAAAAGCCCATACTATGAATAACATAATTCAATACAAGCAACATAAATTACTGCACGGAGATATCACTAAAGGTGCTATAGACCTTTTAATGGACAACGAAAAGTTTGATATATTGTATTCTGACCCCCCTTGGGGAATTGGTAATCTAAAGTTTTGGAATACTATGAATGCAAAAATGAATAATTTAAATAAATTTGAGGTGAATTGGGAATATTTTATTAAATGCTTTTGTGATATTATAAATAAATATAGTAAGTCAAATTCTATTGTAATCATTGAGATGGGATTGAGATTCTCTGATTATTTTAGAAATGTAATTGAACAAAATACTGAATTTAAGATGCAACAAATGTTTAACACCCTGTACAGAGGTGGGCATAAGCTATTACCTTTGCATATTATGTATTTTGCAAACACTAATACTTTTTCTTTTGAGGAATCTTCTATCACAAATACCTTTGGTGATAAGTGTACAGATGCTATAATACAACAATGTGCTTTTGACGGCGCCGTTGTTTTAGACCCTTGTTGTGGCTTTGGTCGTACATTGCGTATGGCACATAAATACAATATGATTTTTAGAGGTAATGAAATAAATAAAGCAAGACTTAACAAAGCAATAAAATATGGTGAGAATCTATGACTAAGAATAACAGAATTATCAGAGGAACTTATTCCGACTATAAACTAATAAAGTCAAGAAATGTAATACAGATTGGGGTAGAAATACCGATTGAGAAGGCAGAAGAATTTGTATCAATGTTTGGAATGCCTCAACCATCTACAGAAAAGTGGGTAGCTATTGCTGGTTTGAATGAGGAAGTTGTCAACAAGAACGAAGAGGTCGTTAAGACAATTCAACAAGCTGGAATGTTATGTAAAGAAGTAAACTTTGGTAGATTTTTAAGAACACAAAAAAAAATGTTAGATGTTATTCCGAATCAAGAGGATACTATTGCTAAAGGATTAAGAGCAATACTTGGTATAAAATCCAGAACTGATTTTCATAGTGACCCCATATCTGTAATGACATTTAACAGACTAAAGAGTGAATATGAGAAATGGACTATTGAGAATTAATTCTTTTCCAAAATCCTAATACTCCAGCTTTTTCCAAATCATTCTCTGTAAAATTTTTAAGAATGTCATAAAAGAACTGTTTTCCTTCGTTGGTTGTTTGTTTCTCATAATCTTCTTTTAATGCTTTTATCAAAGTAAATCTATTGTTCGTATAGTAAGTTGCTATTTCTTTTAGATAATTGTTAATATTATTTGTATCACCTTGGATTTGTTTAAGATTATTGTATGCACCTTGAAGACTCTTTTCTGGACAGACATTAAAAGTATCTATAACATCGTGATTTGTAAATGGATGTATAGTTCCATCATCCGCAACTATATCCCATTTAACCTTTGCTAGATTTAATTTATCAAAAAAGAATTTTAACTGTTCTCTATATGATGTCACAATAATCGTCTAGTTTTACTTGAATATACCATCTGTTGTTATTACTTTTCCACTTTGGGTGTAAACTTTCCCAGATGTCTTCAAATCTGGTCTTTTGTTCTTCAACCATAATTTTTGCTATTGCATAATCTAAGTCTAATAATTCTTCTTTTTGTTTGTTAAATCTCATTTGGTTTTTCCTTTATAAATTTCATTGTATATAGCATTGACTACATCCACATATTCTTCTTGAGAATATCTTTTGATAGATATCTCAGAAACAAGTTCTTTGAATAATGCTAATTTTTCTTTTTTATTCATATCCTCACCCATTGCTTTTAGGATACTATCAAAATAATCTCTCATTGATTTATAATCATACCTTATTATATTATCTCTTATTACAAATGTCTTAGGTATTTTTATAAAATCGTCTTTCATTTTAATATATTATATCCTCTACCTTCCATACATTTTCTTACAATATCTTTTCTGTCTCTATATGTTTCATAAGTAGAAAGACCTCCACCACCTACTGCACCAGCAAGACCACCGATAGTAGCAGATGTTGCTAAGTCTAGATTCGCACCACTTCCGATACCAAAATAAGTCATTGCACTACTACCAATAGCAGTAATTAATCCTTTTGTCAAAGCGCCCCAAAATATGTTTTCTGAATAACTCTCTTGTTCTGAAATATTTTCACATTCCATTTTGTCAGCATAATAGTTCTCTGGATTAGTAGAACTCTTTGGGTCTATGATATATTGATTGCTAGCACAACTTACTAATAAAGTAGTTGCACAAATTATTGATATTTTTTTTAACATAATTGTTACTCCTTTTTTTACATATTAGTGAATTGTGTTTATTTGTCAACAAAAGTTTTTATTTACAAACATATATTGACTTACAACAACAAAGGTTATATGATGCAACTTTAACCAAGGAGTAAAGAATGAGTGATGAACTAAAACGATACATTATACAATTTGATACTGGTGCTAGAATGACCTTGAGTGCGTACTCAGAGAGTGATGCAATTACAAGAATGCAACATCAGTTCGGTAAGGAAGCAAAGTTTATTGGGGAATGTAATGAAGCATATTAAAGAAATTACAGAAAGTTTTTATGAATTTTCTAGTGAAGACTTAAAATTATTAAGAAAGAAATTGTATAAGACACAACAAGAGATGGCTAATCTTTTAGCTTTCAAAGATAGGTCATCCATTTGTTTCTATGAAAAAGGAAACAAAATGTCTAAACAGAAAGCATTACTATGCAAAACAAACTGCTGAAAGAAATAACACTCACTGTGAATTTAAATATGTGGGAAAGACTATTGTGCAAGATGGTGAAAGGTTGTTTGAGTTAACTGACCCAGATGGCAATAAATATATTTTATTTAAGCAAGTATGTGAAAAGTGACAAAAGCATTCTTCATATCAATATTCTTTATGAATCCAGATTTCACATTATCTGAAAAGTTTATTGGAAGATTGCCAAGTTGTGGATATGCACAAGAAATAGTCAAAACTTATATGCAAAAGAATAAACACCTAGAGGACAATTATGCTGGATATCTATGTATGGTTTCAGCTAATTATTGGGATAATGAAAAACCGAAAAGAAAAGTTATTCAAATTGATTAATTGTATTTCAAAAGCGAGTTTAATTTTAAGTGCTTTTTTATTATCATATTTCTGTGCTATGGTTTTTATATCCTATATTTTATTTGGGTATGATTCTACAAAACAAAGTATCCAAATGTTTTTAGGAGGAGGGTAGTTTGATTTTTTACATTGAGGGTTATGATTATGAAAGAAATATTAACCGACACATTATGGGAATCTGACAAAATGGCATTAGCAATTAATCCAAAACAAGTAACTACATCTCACGGGGTAATTGATTGTGGGGACTTATCTGCATATACTTGTAGAAAAATTATCAATGAAAGAACACGACCATCTAACAAATCCGTCAAAGGTAGAATACAAACTGATGGAACTTATAAACTCAGCAGAAAAAGAGATGTTGATTGTTGGATTATTGATGAGAAACAACAATGGATTGATGAAATAATTATATCTACTGCTGAGACCGCTATGAGTTATTTAGACTATAATTTAGTTGGTTTATTAGAGAGACCACAACTGCTTAGATATACAAGTCCTAGTAGAGGTTATAATTGGCATATAGATTTAGGTCAAGGAGAGGCATCCACAAGGAAAATTTCTATATCAATATGCCTAAATGAAGATTTTGTTGGAGGAGAGTTATTATTCTTTTCTGATGAATTATATAAACTTAAATTACCTTTGGGTAAGTGTATTGCATTTCCAAGTTTTTTATCGCATAAAGTTTTGCCTGTAAGACAGGGAGTGAGGTGGGCATTAGTAGCTTGGATTAGTGGAGAACCATTCAGATGAGAACATTATTATTATTTACACTATTTGTTTTATCGTTACCAAAGTCTCAAGAGATTTTAAATGTGTATGCTAAAGATAAATATGATAAACAAAAATACTATGATAAATATGGTAAATATAAAGGTCAATTTTATGATGGTAAATTTTATAATCCAACTGGTAAACTTCAATGGACTATAACCAGAGACGGAAAAATTTACGACCCTTATGGCAAATATTTAGGCAAAATTAAGAAATAATCCAAAAAAAAGAATGTAATAAAATCAACGACTTAAAGTCATAACCAAACTTTTTTTCCATATTGTGTTGACATACATCAACAACATCTATATATTTATAATATACTAGGAGTAATAATGAAAAAAAAAACA